ATCTTTTACCTCCTTTACCCAGCCAGCCTTGAGCATATCTTGTTGAGCTTTATCGTATGCAATATAGAAACCCTCATTTCTAATTACTCCGCCAACATCGTATGGTTTATATGGCAACTTAGCCTTCCTATCCACTATGGCTAGTTCAGAGATAGACAGAATTTTATCGGTGGCAGTTTGTGTCCATTCTCTAGTTTTGGTAAAGCACTTTAGCAAGATTCCCTTTATTTGTAGCTCTGTTTTATCTCTTATCTCTGACATCTTTACCTCCTTCTCCTTATATCTTTAATCAATGATACGACTACCACTGAAACGACTACTACAATCAATACTAGGATTCCTGCTATAAACCATTGGAAACCTGTCATCTTTCACTCCTTTCTTAGTGGCTCAATCGCTATCTCTTTAATATGTGGTAAGCTTCTCGGATATGTTGTCCAAATAGCGGTTGGGGGTTTCCCTCTAGCCAATCCCTGTATGGTTGGCAAGTCTCTTGGCAACAATCAAATTTCTCATATAACTTGCCATCTTCAGTTTTCTGCGAAACTGAAGCCGAACCAGCCTGACAACCATTACAAGGACAATCACCCCTTTTGTATAAGTATGTTTTTACTTCGTGCCATTCTCCCATTATTTACCTCCTATAATTGGCTCTACTGCTGCATAACCAGCCTTGTCCAATAACTTAACTGGGAAACTCGCAGATATGTTGCCTTCAGTTATGAGGATAGTATCAGCTTTCCTATCTACTTTTACTGCTACACCCAGCTCATCCAATTCCACCATCGCCGCATCAACCTCGTCATCAAAACCAGTGGGCGACTTTGCCAAGTCTTTAGCCTTACATCTGCAACCCAATGTTGTCAGCACTTCCCTTATCTCTTCCTGCCTAGTCATCTTTCACCTCCTTTGAAATTCGCCACAAGCTCTTCTGCACCACTCCACTAACTGGTAGTGAGTTACCCAATATGGTTTCCACCATTTACCGATATTCTTTGTTATGGGCGGAAATCTACGACAATAGCCATATCCACTATCAATCCATAGATAGAACTTACAGTTCTCGCACTTGTTTTGGTCGTCCTTTATTGTGAATTCTACATCTTCTTCAAACATTTTTTACCTCCTTCCCTATGGATGATTCCACCAACCTAATTCCCTTGCAATGGATTTCAGAGTTTCTATGGCTACCCAAATGTTCAGATGTTTATTACCAACCTTTAAGTAAGTGCTGGTATAGCTCTTAACATCATCTTCATATATAGTGCCTAGCTTAAAATCCTGTAGCTTTATGGTATCTACCACTTTGCCATCTACCTTGAAATCAACCTCAAACAGTTTTTCTTTCATTCTTTTACTCCTCTATCAATGGCTCTACTGCTACATAGCCAGCTTTGAGCAATGCCTGTTTATGCCTCGCTTTCAATTCGTCTTGTGAGATTGCATATGCCGCTGCGACAGAATTAAAGCCTCCCCAATCTAAAATATCAGGCAACTCCCTATCCACCCTTATCACTACACCTTGAGAGTGGAGTCTCTTAATTACTTGGTCAACAAGTCCATCAACCCATTCTTTCCAACAGTCCATACATCGGGGATGTTTTATATTTTCTTTTGCTTCCTCATAGGTCATCTTCTCTTTATCCCACCCACTCTGCTCCAAACAATCAAATATATCCTTATTTGGGGGGCAACTTTCGTGTGTCGAGAAACAAAGTAGCATATCCTCAGAGAATATATCTTTTATTATTTCCTTTATCTTTTCCTGTTCAGTCATCTTTTACCTCCTTTAGCTCACAATCCTTGCAAGGACTATTAGTTTCCTCAATTAGTTCCTTTTCCTGGTCAAATTGCCACCAAGACTTCCAGCCTTTCACGCATCTATTTTTTGTCCAAGGAGCATTTTGCATATTTGGGTCTCTCTCATCTTTTGCTGGTCTAAAATAGACACAGCCTGGACACTGGTTTGGTCTATATTTTCTTCTCCACCTTGACATTCTTCATCTCCTTATTGGGTAGAGAGACAGATGTATGAGTCTCGTAAAAATGGTAAAACGAGGCTTTATGCTTGGTCGAGAAGCATTTTGCACACCTGTCTCTCATGCTAAGCTGTCTTTGCTCCATTTTCCAGTCCCTTAGATTGCATTACTATAACCTTACTACCAGTAAGCTCTATCCCATCTGGCTTCCCGCAAGAAGGACAATAACGAACCTTATCTTCTAGTTCCTCAAAGACTATCATAAATTTTGTTCCACATATTTCGCACTGATATTCTTCTAGCATTTTTATCTCCTTATTTTACATTCTGATACAATTGTAAAATACCTAGGTATCTGCTGTCAAATCTTTGCTTTCTATCTCCCGAATTTCCTTGTGCGCTAACTTCATATCTGATTTAACATAAGCATCAGCAGCCTCCAATTTTTCCCAACCCATAACATATTTTAGGCTTGCTGCACTTATATTTTTATAGGCAAGCCTAGTTGCTGCTGTTGCTCTCAAGCAATGTGGATATACATTGTGGAGTATTCTAGCATCCTTGGCAAGCTCTTTTACCCGTTGCCATATTCGTTGTCGGGTTAAGTTCAAACCATCAGAACCTAATAGGAACTGATTTATAATTGGCAGTATCTTGGAACCCATAAGAACGGTTCTAGCTCCCTTTTTAGTTTTAGGTTTCCAGATGCCTTCCTTACACTTGCCAGTTTTTGGATTAACATAATTGCACTCCCAGCAAGAGCAATACTGCCTTTCTGGTATGGTTATAGTAGCATCCTCAATGTTTACCCAAGAACGCTTCAGATGAGCTAACTCACTTACTCGGAGACCACAAAAGGTTAAGCAGGATATAATGAAACTATCTCTAATACCGCGGCAAGCTCCTATCAGCATAGCTAGTTCCTGGGCGTTTAATACATCTTCCTTAGAGCTTAATCCTTTACGCTTTCTTCCCATTTCTCACCATTCCAGACTTTGTTCCAGCGTTCCTTCATTACGAAGGCAAGCCAAAGTTGCTCCATTGAAGTAAAACTATCAACATATTTAATGTTATGTCTCATAAATTCCCAAATCAATTGAAGCAATCCAGCTACAATAAGACATCCACCATGATAAATCTCCTGCAACTCGTCTTGGCGAGGAAGCCAGAGCCAGTGAAGCCACCATTGAGCAGACTTTGATTCAGTAACTTTAACTATTGCTATCTCGGTAGGGAATTCCCAGTATCCCATATAGTCGTCCCCCTCGTTAGGATGCCAAGCATAATCACCATCTTTGGGTTTCCATAATCGTTGTATCTCCTCTGCCTTTTCGCACATCAAGATGTAATTATTCCCGCAATCCATACTTGCCACACTCCTTATCAAAATAAATTAACCCAGCTGCCAGCATAGGTTTGCACAATCGGTTAAAAGAATACTGAAGTACTCTATGCCCTCTCTGTTTTGTTATAAATAAATTGTCTATCGAATTATTTGTCTTATCCATATCTATGTGATGCACAAATTCATCTATATCAAGAACCCTCCCAATAATTCCTTCAGCAATAAATCGGTGTTCGCTGATATATCCACTTGGTGGAGCATTTGGATGATTGGGATGATAGATATACCAATACCCACAGTTATTACGCTTTCCCTTCCAATTAGGGTTATTGCGTAACTTATGACTCTTCTGACTTCTAACAATCGCATCGTCTTGCCTAGTTGCTATCCCATATCTTTTGAGCCATCTTTTTATTGTGTTTATCCCTAACCCAGTTTCCGCCCTGATTTGATGGAGTGACTTTTGTTGTGTTTCATATTGACCGATACACCAATTTCGGTCTTTAATTAAATCTGTATTTCTTTTCATATACCCGTTATAGCATAGATATATCCATAAATCAAGTTTCGGAAGTATCCATTAGCTATCTCCTTTGAAGACTTGCCAATCTTCTACCAGCACCCTAAAGTGAATGAGGTCTCTACCGTCTAACACTTTTTCAATGTATATAGTGCCTTCTGGATTGAGGGCTATCTTATTCTCCAACCACTTAATGTCAGCTTGGTGCATGGCATCAGCACCAACTTCAAGACATAGAGAGGGAAGTAACGCCTCATCTATACTCTGATTAACAATACGTTTAGCAATCTTTTGCTTTATCTCTGGCCAGTTATCAGGTCCCCAGTTCATCTTTTACCTCCTTCTGCTCCCGTTTCTTGAGAGCTTGCCACCAATTAATCTCTTTCCTGTTGCCATCTGCTCTCTTATAGTTAAGATAAATTATAGGATTCCCATCTTTGTCAAAGGTTTGGCAGTGTTCTTCTATCTCCTCAAATATCCTCTCCACTCTTGCTTGGCACTCAGCATCCTTGATAGAGGCTGTCTGGGCATCTTGGTCTTTCAGCGCACCATCTATAATGCCTTGCAACAAGTGTGGTACTTCTGCTCGATTGTAATCTATCAACCTGCTCTCATCAGCCTTTTCCTCAATCTTATCCATCTTTTACCTCCCGCCGGTCGGCATAAAATTCTTTGTCTTTTCTAGCATCAGCTTCTAGTTCCCAATACAGAAGGTCATTATCCTTCTCCTCCTCACGATATTGCTCTTCTTCCTCAGGCTCCTGGCAATTTATCCCTCCACAATGAGGACAGACGGTATAAGGTATCCAGCCTGTGAGATTCTCCCAATGGATGCCTGGTTTACCGCAATAACCACATATCATCGTGTCTGTAGCTTCCATATTATCTCTCCATTTGTCCTTGCCTACTTGTGGCAATGCCAACACCATAGATTGGCATCGAGATAGGCCATTTGGCACTCCACTATGCCCTCGACAGTATCTTCCTCAAGCTGCAACTCAACCGCAATGTCCTGTATAGTCAATCCTTTGTTCCAGAGTTCTATTACTGTTGCTTCAATGTTCATTCTTTTACCTCCTTCAAATCAATCCTGATAATGCTACCGCCAACCCCTGGAATCCTGTAGCAAACCATTTGGTATTCCTTGCCATTGATTTTGATAACTGTTTCCAGTCGCCTATACTCAGAAGTAGAAGCGAAAGTTTTGATTATTTCAGTTAATCCCTTCATTTCAGTATTCCTAGTAAATCCAGTAGCCTAATATGCTTGCTGACTAGCTCACGATAGTCATCCTGCAGTTCGCCAAGAGATGTTTCAGCATCGCATATACCCCAATAATTTTCTATTAAACCTCGCATCATAACTGCTTCCTCTTCAAACTTGATAATCAGTTGCTCTATTTCCTCTACATTTTGGGTTCGTAGCAGTTCCTCAGCATACTCAAGCAAGCATTCCCGATAGTATTGGTTAAGACTGAAGTCGCCTTCACACCTTTGGGAGTGAGCTTCTTCCATTCTTGATTTCAGTTCATTAAGCTTGCTCACCCTAGATATTCTCCCGTTCCCCAATTAGCTAACCTACTATTAATCTCCTCTTCTAACTGAACTATTCTTTTATAGGTTTCTTCAACTTTCTCAGAGTCCTTTAGCCTAGCAAGCTTCCTTTCTAATTGGTCTCGTTCTTTTCTTAATTTATATAGGCTAAGTGTTCCCATTTAATACCTTCCCTCCTTCTTCAGTTGCTCAATTCGCTTCTTGTTTTCCTTCCTTCGTAATCTTAGGTAAGTTTGTTTTTCTCTGTATTTGTTCATCTTTTTTATCTGTTTTACTTGCTCTTGCTCTGCTATTCACTAATATTCTCCAAATCAAAATCCTTGCTATCCTCCACACATTGTTTGCAAGGTGCAGTCCATTCAAATCCTTTTTGACACCATTGCCAATTCCACTTACCACAACAACCACAATGTCCACCAAAGACTAAGACATCCTTATACCTGTGGATAAATGGAAATCGCCAAGAGAAGTAGTGACCGTAATTTATTTTACGCTCACCTGCACCACTGATTGTTTCCTCAAGTTGTTCTGGTGTTAAATTACCCCACAGTTTCTTTGTTTTATTCATTTTTACCTCCCTACTTTATTTTGAAGTCCCAGCCGAAGGCTCTAACTCCCTCAGTTAGCTTCGACTCTGTGGCATCAAGAATGATTGCTATTAGCTCATCCTTAGTAGGATTCACACAATGAATGAGTTCTAACAATAGAAAGCTAGATTGCTTCGTCAGAATTTCCCTCAGCTCTCCCTTTGATATTGTGTTCATTTCCTGCCCCCTTTCTATATTTTGCATCTTAATAGCTTCAAAACAAAATCTTGGATTCTGTCAGCGTGGGAACAGTCCATTTTATTCCATTTCTCTGCGTTAAATCGGCAAAGCACAATCCACTCGAATATGTGAATTCCCTCATGGGTAAACAAAGCGATGCTTTGCCTATGCCAGCATTGAAAGCCTTTCAGATATTCCCAGTCAACTTCTATTGTAAAGTTGGCAGGATTAAATATCATAGCATCTCTCACTTCCTTCGTCTCCTTTCCTCTATCTTATTATATAAGTATTATATCACACAATTCCCTCTTTGTCAAGTTCCTCTCAAGAAGTTGTAGATTCCCTCGGCCACCACATCTCCAATGCCAGGAACACTCTTCAGAGCTTGCATATCAGCACCAAACAGTTCCAATGGAGACTTGAACACCTCAGCCAGCGCCATAGCACGAACAATCTTGATAGAAGGCAAGCCTTGAAGGAAGAATAAATAACGCTCTTGCCTTGTTGGAATTAGCCAAGAAGTATTAAGCCTAGGCCTGACATGAATAGCACTATGCTTATCAGCATCAAAGTAAGCCTGCAAAGTTTTAAGACATTCAATTGTATCCTGAATGTCATTCGTCCGCTCAATGTATATTCCCTCAATATAGTAAATAGACCTTAGAAGATTTCTAAAACCTAGCCTTGTCCACCTCCCAGTTCTCCTACCGAGTAGTAATTGCTCGTTCCTATATCTAGGTTTGCCTTCAAGTGCGAGAACCTGGAAGTCGCCATACTCTCGCATCAGGCTAAATTGCATTGCTAATCTTCCATCATCTACACTAGCTACTAAATCACTTATGGTTTTCCTCTGAATTAAAACAATACCCTGGTTGGTAAACAAAGCAAAATCTGCTCCATTTTCCTCACAGAAGGAAGCCTCTATGGCAATATCCTTAACCAGTTTTCTTAGCTTTTTTGGCTCTGTTGGAGATATTAAAAAATTCACTTTAATTTACTTAACAAAAAGGAACATCACCAGAACAAAATACAATTCAAGATATCAAAAGATAAAAAACCACACCTAACTCTATCCACTAAAATTGCACTATCTCATTTGTTTCTACATTTAAGACTCCCATTTGCCCTTTACCATTGACCGATTGCGAAACTCTTTCTAAGAATTCAGCTTGCTTCTTCATAATAAGAAATTCTTCGTTCGGTATAGCAAGAAATCCATTACCTCCTCCATTCCAAATAGCGTAAACTGTTCTAATAAAACCTTGCAATAAGGTAGACATACCACAACCACTTCCTTTAGCTTCTACCCAAATCAGGTCTATTGGGTTATCCTTAACCCCTTGATGGTCAATTAGAACTTGTCTATTCTCATCTGGGGCAGGAACTTGCCCCTTGCCAACATTTAGGATACCCTTATAGTGAAAGCCCTGAGCAACTAACCAATGTTTGACTTTTATATTTACTTCATTCTCAGTCATTTTCTGTTTCCAAAATACAATTTAATTTAAGGCAACCCAAATCAAGCTATCTGAAGCTTAAGCCAAAACACGGAAATTAAAGTAAAGCTAATCGAAGCTAAAACACAGAACATTAATCTATCCACCAAGCCCTAATCTTTCTTTATTAGTAACCTCGAATTTCTTCACCTCAAACAAACCATAAGGACCCTGATTATGTTTATCGCTTATTCCTATCTTAGTTCCCAATCTTCTTAAAGTGTCTTCAATCATCTCTGGAGTAATAGTCCTAGCAAAAGAACAAATTTTGAGGCTAACATCAACAGGTTTACGTAGTTCATACCAAATCATCTCCACCGAACGCCCACCTTGGACTACAGCAAACTGATGAAAAGGATACGGCAATCCTTCTGATAGAACATAATTGATTTCTTGTTTTAAGCCAGGAGGAGGGTCAGACCCTATCAAATCAGTAACACTAGCAATTGCCAATCTATCCATACCGCCGTCCGCTGGATAAACTTTTAATCCTCCCTGAACTTCCGCATCAAGTCCAGACCTTAACACATGGATTCTAGCTTTTAGCCATCCTTTAAGTCTACTTGCTGGGTTCCAATAAACTGTTTCATCCCTTAAGTAATCCAGCGCAAAGAACATAACATCCCTATTACCATTTTTATCACTAACCTTCCTCTTTTCTCCCCCAGCAGAGAAAACAATGTTCTTAACTTCTAAATCTACATTCGCTTCCCATAAATACACAGGTGTCGCTTGTGGCATTTAATACCTCCTTAAATTTAATTTTAATTTACTGTAGCTCAACCAACTGAACCACATCACACGGAAACACACATCAATCCAAGGCAATTCAATCAATGTTAACTCAAGGCAAATCAACACAATTCAACCACTACTAAGTCCATTTCTTTCCTTTCTCTCTAAACCAATAGGGACTTCCGCACTTTGGACATCTAATAGGCATCACCTCCTTTCTTGGATACCAGCTATGCTGGCACCTCTTACATTCTACTTTAGTTAAAATTATCTTCTTCATTATACTGTTACATTATAAAACATAGAAAGAAAACTGTCAAATTATTTTCTATCCCAAAGTCGCCTAGAGCCTTTTTGATTGGCTTGCGCTCGTTAGAACTAACCAATATTGACATCTGGCACTCAATCTGGCTTTACTGCATTCACTGATGCTGCAACACCTATTATTCCAATAACGATTACATAAGCAGCATTAACGACTCCTATACTTAATGCAATACTACAAAGCATAGCCCAGAAGCAAGTAAGCGCAACGCAAGCTGAAATATCTTTTCTCATTTCTCCTCCTTTCAATTTGACATACTCATTAACTTTGTGTTACAATACATATTGATTTGAGCGACTTCGTCGCTCCAAATCGCCCAAAACAGGCAGAGGCCCCGAAAGGGGCTTTTGCTCATTCCAAGAAGTTTCTAATTTTAGAAATAACTTTTCTGTTATTCTTAAAATCATTATCCCAAATCACTAAGCAATCAAATCCATATTTTTTATAATGGTTGATTTTTCCCGCTTCTGAAAACAATCCTTTGTGCCAATATCTGCCAAATAATTCTATTACTTGTTTTTTACCGTTTATATTTATAAAATCTGGACATTTCCTACCAATTTGAACTTCTCCATTACCTACATACTTAAATTGGTTTGGGAAATATTTCTGTAAAATCGAATCTAGCTTTAATTCCAATTTATTAGGTTTTGGATGATTTGCTTCAAGAATTGCTTTTACTCTTTTCTTAATAAATACTGGATTCATCCAAAACCTTTTCATAGCTTTAGATACCTTGGGATTTGATTTTCCCATCTTGGCAATTGATTGTTTTTTTCTAGTTTCCTTAGTAAGATGATAATGTATACCAGGGTTGGATATTGAAAGAATCCTTGAATCAATCTCCTTAGTTAATCCTTTATTCCAAGCAACTCTACCTTTATATTTTTCAGAAGCAACTTTAAGTCTGAGGTCAGTTTCTTTTGTTAATCCTTTATTCCAAGGTATTTGCCCTTCGTGTGATTTTCTATTTTTCTCATTCGATTCAGGGCTATGATGACATCCCTTAAATGACATTTTCTTATTTACCTCTTTTTACCAGCAATCATTTGAGCGATTCCTCATCAATCACTTGTTCGGTAGCCTTACATAGCGCCAAAGCTGGCTTTTTATTTCTATAATTCCTTAGTTTTCCATTAAACCTAACCCAAGCAACTATGGCTTCTTTATCCTTTTCTAATTTCCAGTCTTCTAACATCGGCATAATCCGTTTAAAACAAGCACTAGGGCTGCCAGTGAACTCAATATTTTGATTAATTGGGTCCCAGGTCCTAAATTCTAAATCGTATTCATAACCAGGCTTGCCACACTTATTGCAATAGGAGATAACAGGGTCGACTTCATCCGACACAGTAAACTCATGCCAGCACAAGCCTAGCCAGTTTGTTATCTTTTTATTTAACTCTTCGTTCTCCATTATTCTCCTTTATCAATCAACTTCTCAATAGATTTACAGAGTGCTAAAGCAGGAGTTTCTGCATATACGCTGATTTGTGGTCGAGTTTGCCTTATAAATTGACTATCCCAATTGCTCAAATTAGCTTGAGGTTTTCCTGGTGGTATGCCACTCCAAGCAATCCGAACCTTCCACTTATTTTGTAGAACTTTCGGCACAAGCCACTTGAAGCAGGCATCAAGTGACTCGGGGAAATTAGGAACAGGTGTTGGGTGTGCGATACCCAGAATCGTGCCGTCTGGTTGAACCCATTTCTCCTCAAAACCAGACGGCGTATTGGAAATCTCATTAAAATAAGGGAAGGTTTCTAGCTTAAACCCAGCCCACTTTACTAGCTTTTTGTTTAGCTCTTTATTCTCCATTTTTATCTCCTTTCATGAGAGCAGCCTGCCATTTTCCCTTTTAGCTCTTCCCCAACAGGGAAAGATGAATTGGCAATCCATAAAGGGTAACGACCTCACCCTTCAGCTCCCCGCTTTCCAATAGAATAGTAGTAGTGTTTTCCTTCTCTACTATGTTATTTTCCTCAAATTCGGAACCCAGGAGCTTCGTCAGGATTGCCTTGGCTTTTTCGGGATTGTACTGGAAAGGATTGTCCTTGTGGACATCGGCTATGTTAGTAACCTCAGCCTTCAGGATGTCCTTTCTAATAGCCTCCCAAGAGTCTGGGTGATTGAACACGTCAAGGGTGTCGAAGCCATCAATAGTAACCAGGCAGAAGCCGACTTGATTTTCTGTCTTAGGAATCTTTTTAATGATAGCTTCGAACTTCTTGTTGGATTCTCTGAGCCGACCAGCTAAGTCGTCAGATGAAGATGTCCAGGTACTGGTTGGGGTAGCACCATAATACTCTCCGCTAGTTGCCATAAATGACATTATTCTAGGAGTGGCATCGTGCATACTAGCAGACATCTTGTTTATGCTGCCCCAAACTTGACTTTGATTTGAAGTGTCGGTCCAACTAGAAACATATCCAGCATCATCGTTGTACCCTCCACTAACAATTGGAGTTCCCCAAGATGCTCTCCTAACCTGTGCTGGAACAAACCCATCTGGTTTAACTTGCTGACCTGCCCTAATTCCCTCGCTTGAGTGAACGCAAACGCACGGAGCTACTATCTTTTCTCCAGACATTAAGAACTGAGACATAGTGAGGCTTCTCTCCTGGGTTGCCCCAGAGAGAATCTCGCCAGACTTCAGGAGCACGGGCAGTTCATGTCTGTTCTCTATCTCTATTTGGTTGATAGAGCCAGTGTCCTTAATCCGAACCTCGTCCTTAACTTCTGAGAGAAGGCGATAAGCTCTAGGTGTTTCGACCACTCTAGTGATAGGAATAACTGCTACCAGAGAGAACTCGGAGAAACGCCAAGGGTCTCCAATGCGGTAGCCATTCTTCTCTGATGCAATATCGAGCAATAAGTCGGTAGTTAAGCTCATATCTTAAACCTCCTTGGCAGGCTGCCCTCCAATTTTAATTTCAATATCATTTCACTTTTTCCTCTATATTGTAGCGCAAAATAATGGGCTTAGACTGGGTTAAGTTTTTGGATTACAGATGTTGACTCAACTGGTAATCCCTTCTTTGTTCTATCATACTTATTTACTGCTTCTCTGGCTTCCTTGGCAGTTGGATATGGGCCTAGGAAAACTTCTCGTGGTCGCCAGGTTTCACTATAAATAAGAGCTATACCTAGAAAGCTACCTTTTGGGGCTTTATTATAGGTTGTATGTTTTATTTTAACCATACTACCTCCTCCGATTTACTTTTACTCTCCAAATTTAATATCTTCTCTCACTAAATTTAATATCTTTTATCTGGGACTTGTTTATTATGTATCCCATAAGAATAATTTGAATCCTTGATATAATTACTATGAATAGCCAAAAGAATATTATCCACCATGGGTTAACGCTTTTAGTAATTGTAGCAATTACCCCCATAGCACAGGCGCCAACAATTATAAGGTAATCTAGTATTTTCAAGAACCGATTCATATTTACCTCCTTAGCTACTCCCCAATCATAACATGAACATTGATTTCCTTACCACAATGTGGGCATACCAATGTCGTCTTCTTATATTTAAGATAAACTTCCTCCACATCTCTAACAGTGGGTCCTGGAGCATCAGTCACATACCCCAACCCACCACAGGAAGGACAAGTAGTCTCGTGAATTCCAGTAGTGGTTTCAGCATCTCCTATCGGTATTTTCCCACTTCCACCACATTTAGGACAAGTCATTATCATAGTTCACCTCCTTTTTAGCAAAATCTTTAAGCTCGGCAGCCAAGTTGAGTGCTTCTTCTCTAGTTAAAAAGCTTATTACAGGCCAGAATCCTTCTGCTTCTTCAGATTCTTCAGATAAAATTAGACATATCTTGCCTTTCCTCTCAGAGTTGTTGGTGAAATTCCCATTACCAAGAAACCTCATAACTGTCCATTTACAATTGTCAGGTAATACAACTACCCTACTTCCAGAAACCGCATAATGGTTTAAATAAAGTTGGTATTTGCTATATTTCATTTCACCTCCTTTTCTTCTTCTAATAACAGCGGTTCTAGCTCTTCACGCATCCTCAACTTGGCCTGAGTTTCATATTGGCCCTTAAATTTTAAGGTATTAAATCGGTTATTCTGAATAAACATAATGTCTTTCACTAGCTCTCGTAACTTCGATAGTGGGTCAGGATTGCGGTAATGCTCAAAGATAAATTGACTATAGAAGCAAGGGTGAGGTTCTATGTGCTTCACTTCCTTCTTTATCTTTCGTATAATATCAAACTCAGGTTTACAAGACTTAGCTAAAGCAATCCACCTATCTTTCTCCTCCGGACTATCTTCATGTCCATGCATTTCCTTTCTTTTGGCTTGCCACTCATCTGAAGCATACATAGCATAGCGCTTATCTGCTTCGTTAGAGTCCAGGAGATAATCTCTAAATTCATAAATCAACTGTCCTGCTGGACATTGCCTGCAACCTTCTTCATAATCTTTGTCCGTATGGCAACCACCACATAGCTTTTCCAAAAGCATAATCATTAGCTCTGCCATTGTTGTCTCGTAACCTACATAACCAAATGGACTGCGTAATCCCATTTTATCCTCCTTTCATTTTTATCATTGCTTAAATACTCGGAATACTTAGGTTTAACTTATGGGAAGTATTAATCTCATTGAGCAATCTACACTCAGGTTTCGATAGTATCAACTGTCTAGGAAACCCTCTGTCTATCTCTCCAATACCCTTAAGTTCACTCAATACTCGCTTTAGCATTTCGTTTGGATTCTTTGATATCTCAGTTTCTAGTGTATCTCTTAGGATCTTACCAGCGTCGGGTCTGACAAATATGTAGTATATAGACATTAGTCACCTCACTTACTCGGCTGATAATGTAGGGATAAATATTGCAAAGGAAAATCAAAAAGTTCATCTCGCTCAAAAAGCTCACGACCAGGAAGGTCTTTGTCTGTGGTAATGTGCCAGGTTACATCTCTCCCTCTCTTCTGCTGAGTAAGTAGAAACACAGAATGGGGTTGGTGACCTATCTCTTTTTGCCCTCTTGGAAGTATGCCCAGCCTTCCTATATCACTTGGGGCGTTTTCATCGGCTCCTTTTATTCCAGTGGTGAGTAGGATATTGCATCTGGATTTATACAATATTTTCATTATGAGAGTATCATACTGCTCATTAATAACCTGCCAACTTCCTTGGTCAAATCGAGGTATGAACATTGAGGATTTTGTCATCTTCTTGGATGTCTCCATCATCTTATCAGCCAGGCTTTCCTTGTACTTTTCCTGCGTGAACCATGACTGCACTCTAGGCCATGATAAGTCAACTCTATCTACTCCAATCCAATCTCCAGGCTTGACTGCTTCGAGTATTTTGTCGGTAATCTGTTTCATACCACCAATATTATCCTTAATTTCCTCATCCCAGGCGAAGCTGATATACAGTTTCATATTGTAGGGAATTCCACCAAGACCTTCTAAAGTAGCTTCTAACTTATCCTCTAGGTCTATTACATAGATAGGAATTTTGTACTCATTGAGGAATTGAGCTAACTTTATTATTTGGTAACTTTTCCCAGAGCCGGGCGGTCCTTCAAGTAGTATTCTTTCTCTAGCCATTTATTTCACCTCCTTTTTCCAATATTTTAACTCTTCAACATGTTGTAGTAAATGTAGTAGTAGACGCACTAGTAGATGTACTATCTGCTGCTCTATAATAGGAGGAAGTAGAAGTAGTTCCATAGTAGGTCGCAGCATAGGCGAATACGAAGTTTAATCGACTAACGCATAATGGCTTCTTCCTGAGAATCTTGAAAGCTTTGACTCTTAGCTTCTCTGCCGATTGCCCTAGAATATCCTTGTTGCGATAATAGACTTCGTAGCAATGGCATAGAATATCACCATGCGGTTGAATTTTACTGTTGGGAGCAAACCGCACATCCTTGGAATTTTTACTTATATGAAATCCTCCACTTCTACATACAGCCCCATCTTTGGGGCCATCTTGCTCATTCCAGCCGAACTTGAACTTAAAGCCATCATAAAAGGCTTCTTTGTTATCGGTTGTCCACTTATAGGCTCTCATTTTCCCTCCTCTGTGTGACCAATTAAACCTATTACTTCATTTGTATCGGCATCCCAAAACCCAAGCTCATTGAACCCATATCTTTTTTCTATCCCATCTGTAAATCGGATAAGTAATTCACCATCTCCTCCACTAACTACCCCAGCATATTGAATGGTTTTCCCAATCCAATTCTCCATTGTCTGCATTTTCATTTTTCACCTCCTATTATTCTTGCAATCTGCTCCGCTGCCGATTTAACGCTTTCTGGGTTATTAGAATCAACTGATATTATATTTTCCTTTGGAACTTGCTTGAATAATTCTGCCATTGGGTTATATCCACTATCAAGTTTGAGTTGCCACTCAATTTTACTTATCAATAGTGTTTTATCTATTTCGCCTTCGCTAATCTCATAAATTTCTCTACCTTTCTTCTCAGCTTCAGCTAGCCAAGACTCATAACCGTGTTTATGGATGTAAGCTAAATGGTTAACTACTCCTTGATGCATAGCACCTGAGGGTTCTACTCCTTGGCAGATTGCGCTATCTAGAGCTTTTGCTTCATCACTAGTAGCTTCACAAATACCATAGATGTTCTTGTAGCTATAATAGCCTGACCAATCAAAACTTGGATGGTCGTCAAGAAACCTTAGGCCCTGTAGTAGCATCTTTTGACAGCCAGCCTCATAGCTATCGCCAAATCCACTAATATCGATTGTTTTCATTTTCCCTCCTTCTCTTTGCTCATTGCTTGATAACATGCTTGTGCTTTGGCAAATTCCATAAATAAGTCTGCTAAGTATTCTAGTGGGATACGAAAGGTTAACCCATTTGGGAACACTGATACAAAAGCGTCCTCTCCATCCTGCCAGATATTGAGATATTCACCATCGTAGATATCAACAAACTTTGATTTTTCTTTGGACATTTTCTCCTCCTTTATTTTCTTTGACTATTTTACTTCGAGTTATCAAGCTCTGAGACCTTTCCCTTTACCCAAACTTTTCGCAACTCAAAATCTGCAATAAGATTGTGCATGAGTTCTTTTGGGATTTTATTAGCTAGCCTTACATCCTCCCACCATGCAAGTTCTCGCTCAGCTAGTTCTTCTTCAAGTTGTGCTAATGCTCGAAGCATTTCCGATAGTCCTCCTTGGCGTGATTGGAGTTTGCAAAGTTGCTTAGCTTGCTCTTCTGTTAAGTCCCATTGTAATTTTTCCATTTTTTATCCTCCATTTGTTCCTCCTTTCACTATTCGCTAATTTTTACCTTTCCACCAATACCTTCAATAAACTCTTTCACCTTAGCAGCACAACCTTCGCATAAATCGCACTCCCACTTTTCTCCATCTCTCTTAGAGCCATACCCCCAGTGAGCAACGAATAGTGCCGATTCAACTAAATTGGTTACTTTGTCTGTGCAACTTTTGCCACAGCAGTCACAGGTAACATCTATTACTGTATCTTGTAGTGTAGCTTTTATTATATTCATTGTTTTAGTATCCTCACTCTTATATCTTCCCAAGGCTTTGTTTCTTTATATATCTTTTTCAAAATATCTTCAGGAACAAGTTCCTTGAGTAGTTTCTCATCTGGGTATTTCTTGATGGCTTGCCCTAGATAGGAAACACTGACCAATCCAGCAATTCTGAATTTATCTATCTTGTTATTTTTGGCATGACTTAGTAAGGCCAACTTCGCACTTTCCTTCATTTCCTTGCCTTGCTTCTCCAACTCAAACCCTTCCTTATATTGGACGCCCGATTCAATCAAACTAGGCGAACTCTCTTCTTTAACACCTTTTTCTTCTTTTTCTTCTCGCAAGCATAAGAACCTAAATTTGCACCATCTGCATTGGTTGCTACCTTCCTCAAATTCACCCGTCGGTAACTCTCCATCCTGAACATTTAGCTCAACCCAGTTCAATTTATCCAGAATCTTATCTGCATCTGGCTTTGGCAGCCTACCGAACTCTGATGCCTCAACCTGCCGCAACTTCTCAGTCAGTTCATCTGGTATCCCATCTCCAACTGTGTATGTCAGCATCCTCCCATTGTCCCTGCATCTCACAGCGTAAATGCCAGAGCTGTCTTTAGCAGCCAGATACAAGGCTTCTTGAGCCTCATATTCGGGAAAATCGGCAAATTGATTTCTTCTGAACTTATCAAAAGTGAATCTACCAAGATTTTTTATTTCGAGAGGGTAATCTTTCCATCCGAGAGGGTAATCTTCTCCTCTGTGTACTACCGTGTCATCTAAGTGACCAACCAACCTAATTAAAGGTGTGGTTAGTTCAACATGAATACCAAAACGCTCAATACCGAATTCTTCTTTGCATTGCTTGCAACAGCAACCTTCAAATATCACTAGTGGTGCAAGTATGGTGCTTCCTAACTCGATTCCAGCCTTGCCTAGCCTATCTCTAACTCTCTTTTCATCTTCAGTTGCTTCCTCAAGCAGTATCTTTGAGTCACCAGTCTCTGGGATGGGCTCGTATCCCAATTTTTCAGCGGCTATTGCTCGCTGGCAGCCGATTCCACTCATTCGATAAATATTCATTGTTCTATACCCCATTCTTTGAGTTTGGCTTGCCACTCAAACGGCGAACCCTCAAACATTTTTTTGTAGTAAAGATGATTCTCTAGCCACTCCACCACTTCCCTTAT